ATGCCCCTCACGGATAGCGCCATCAAGGCCGCAAAGCCCGCAGCGAAGCCCTATAAGCTGAGCGACTCTCAAGGGCTGTACCTGCTAATCAATCCAAACGGCTCCAAGCTGTGGCGCCTCAAGTACCGCGTGGCAGGGAAAGAGAAACTCCTGTCTTTCGGCACCTACCCCACTGTCACACTCCTTCAGGCGCGCAGACGACGGGACGAAGCCAAGCTTCTTCTGTCCGAAGGGAAAGACCCAAGCGTCGAGCGCCAGGCAGAGAGAATAAATAAGCAGAACGAAAGCCTTACCTTCGAATCCTTGGCAAGGGAATGGCATGCTTACCGCTCACCCCGCTGGGCGAAGTCGACTGCCAACAAAGCCGCGGCATATATGAAGTCGGATCTGTTGCCTGCGCTAGGCAAACGCCCAGTCAGAGCCATCAGCCGCCCGGAACTGGTCGAACTCATCCGCAGGATTGAACAACGCGGCGCACACAACGTTGCCAGGAAGGCACGGCAGTGGCTGAGTCAGATATTCCGCTACGGCCTCGCCAAGGGAGTGGTGGAAGGCAACCCGGCAACCGATCTTGACGTCATCGCTGCGCACGCTCCGGTTGCGCGGCACCATCCTCATGTCACGATGGCAGAGCTTCCTGAACTGCTACACAGAGTTGACGGAGCACGGATCAATACACTGACACACGCAGCTATCCAACTACTGATTCTCACGGTAGTCCGGCCCGGAGAGTTACGGGCAGCGCCCTGGTCAGAGTTCGATCTGAAAAATGCTACCTGGACGATCCCGAGGGAGCGCATGAAGGCACGCCGCCCGCACATCGTTCCCCTTCCCCATCAAGCCATAACCATCCTGCGCCAGATCCACGAAATTACCGGCCGGTATGAGTTGGTTTTCGCAGGCCGCAACCATGCCAATCGGCCGATGAGTGAGAACACCATTAACAAGGCTCTGGCCGAGGCTGGCTACAAAGGACGCCAGACCGGGCACGGTTTCCGGCATCTGTTCAGCACGGAGATGAACAACCGAGGCTTCAATCGTGACTGGATTGAGCGCCAGCTAGCGCATGGAGATAGAGACGAGATCCGCGACACCTACAACCACGCCAGCTACCTCGAGCAACGTCGAAGGATGATGCAAGACTGGGCTGACTCCATTGAACAATTCAACTCAACGATAAGCCTAATCACAGCTAGCTAGTGACAACTAGGTTGAAGGCCGCCGCCACCTCTTGCTTGGCTCCCTCATTACTGAACCGCTCACTATCGTATATGTATGCAAGTTCGGTATAAGGGTGATTACAGGTCGATAACGCAACGATCTCCTCATGCCCCTCTGACTCTGCAAGTTGAGCTACTCGACCTAGCAGATTGCGGACAGTCGTACGCCCTCCTCTGATCCCGACTACTCCATCAGCAAGCGCAGCATTGAGCACCGCTTGCGGAGTATCCGTGCAGCGAAAAATCTTGATCATCACTCACCTCCTAGCAGGATATATTGGACACAACTATCCGCAGCCCAAGAAAGAATACCGCCCACAACTGATCAAACCTCAGCCTGACTAATTTATTAACTATCGGACCATATACGAGAAACTGCATTGCAGCATATCGCCACTTGCTCACGTCATAGGCGAAGTGGCCCGGGCCTGCTGGGGTCCCACAGAGATGGTGATGTAATCCTGACCCGCGCCAATGGACGCCCACCCAGTGAAATCAGCCCCCGCGCTCGTATCGAAGATACGAACAGGGAAGCCACGCTGGTTGAAAGACAGGTGCCCAGGGAACGGGAGTGAGAACCTATAGGCTGTCGTTCCATCTCCGAAGACCGTAGTAGATCCCGCGATAAGCTCGATCTCAACCATGCACTGATAGCCGTGCTGGATGTAGTTTTCGGTTAGCGTGCCGTTTCCCACGGATGGTGTGGCAGAGGTCTGGGTTCAGATCGGAGTGTACGTCCTGCGCTGGTCATACACAGAGTTGTACTGGCAGTTAGCTGGGTTTTCCGTGAACGTTGGTAGGAACACGAAGGACCGATGTTGATACCCTGTGCAGCATCAAGCTGCTCGCCCTGCGCTGGAAGCCCTGAAAGCGCAGAAGGCATTCACCTACCTGGCCAACCAGGAAGTCTTCCAGAATCCAAGGACGGGCGAGCGATGGGTCGGCGACGGACCGATCCGGAAAACACTGTGGGTTTACGCGCTGAAGAAGGCCGGCGTGCGCTACCGTCGTCCCTACCAGACCCGGCACACCTATGCCTCGATGATGCTGTCCGCCGGCGAGCACCCCATGTGGGTTGCGCAGCAGATGGGGCACAGCGACTGGACGATGATTGCCAGGGTCTACGGCAGGTGGATGCCAACAGCTGATGAGCACGCTGGATCGAAAGCGGAGGACCTGTGGGGCAAAAAGCGCTTGACACCAGACCTAGAAAACCTGCCAACTGGCTAGCGACCGTGCAGCGCCCGAAAGGCGCGACGCAGTATTGGAAAAATACTAAAGGACCAACTATGAAAAATCGCAGCTATTCCCCCTATTTCTCTACCGTCTACGACCAATCAGAACCCGCGGGCTACATCGGAAGGGGAACCCATTACTCCATATTGAGCTGTGCTCAATGGTGCGATGAACATATGGTTCCGCACCCCGATCACTCAGCCAACATTCAAAAATTCGCTGTCATTTGGGATGAGGACCATGACGAGCGAATTATCGATGTGATTAACGCGGGGTACTTCAGGGGGCTACTCGGCCCGGTCAAGTTCATTGGGGAAAGGAAAGGTTCGCTGACCGTCCTTGTCGACCAAGCCTTCTGGGCCGTATACGACAAAGAGGCATACCTGAAGGAATGGGCACATATAGCCTCTAATATGAACGGCGATTACTGGCCGGCGTATGTCTACGCCTTCGGCGACCCTGATGGCGAACCGATGATCATCCAAGATGATCTGGAGAATACTTCAACCTATCTTCGGAACATCTGGAATCAGTGGGATCTGAGCGCGGCACACAGGAAGCCTGCCATGCATGAATACGAATCTCTGGATGAATGACAGCCTTATGGCAGCCTTGAACCTGAAAGCCGCACCAATACAGGGTTAGATGCGGGTTCAAATCCCCCCGGCCCCACCAAACAACCCTTACAAATCAGGCACTTAGCGATTATCGCAAGCGCCTTTTTTGTGCCTGAATGGGCTGTTTTGGCTCGGTAATGCCAGCTTTATGACAGCCTGTCATTCGCCTCTGTTCGCCTCCGGCAGCGGGAAGCGCACCCTGATCTCATCGACCTTGCGACCCAAGCGCTGTAGTCCGGTTCAGCGCCGGCCTTGACGTGCGGAAAGGGAATTTAAACGCTCAACAAAGCACAACAATATCACCGGCCGCCACACGCTCGGACAGGGATGTCAGCTTGCCGATCCCTTCCTGCAGAAATCGGCTGAGCTGCTCAATGCACTCGCGCTGGTCATCAGTGAGGTTGAACTCAGCCTCCATGCTTTCCATCAGGTCAAGGCAACACTGGTTGAGGAACCCCACCTCCAGTAACTCCGCCCGGAGCCTACGCCGCAACATCTCGTCCATACCAACATCCCTATCTACTCCGCATATCAGACTGTCGGAACGTGGCAAAAACGCGAACCTCGTCACAACTACCTATTCGGGTAGTGGACCAGGCAACGGGAAGCGCGCCTTGATCTCCTCGACCTTGGCGTCATACGCCGAGTAGTCCGGCGCACGACCAGCACGGCGAGCGTCAAACTCCTCCTCAAGTCGGATTGGGTCCGACTCTCGTCGATACGCCTCTCTTCGCAGTTCGCGAACTTCTTCTAGTTGGTCGACCGGGTGAAATGCAAGACGGGACACGTCGACGCCTGCAAGCGCCGCCGCAGCGTCCAGGGTGCCGCTCCAGTTTTCAGAAAAGAAAACGCCATCAAGAAGCAGTCGTTTGCTCATGTCGCTGAACTCGCAGAGTTGATCGTCAGGATTGGCGCAGAGTGGATTCCAGTGTCTACGAGGCCGCTGAACCAGGCGGGGCACGCCATCGCTACAACTGCGCTGGTGGTGGTATAGAAGTAGGGGAATCCGTTGTTGTAGCCGAGACCCTCTTGAATCGCTACGCGTATATGCACCCAGCCCATGGCCGGGATGATGACGTAGCCAGGCGACTGCTTAACGCCATTGACCCAGAGGAAGATCGCAGGCGCACCAGTGGGGCCAACATGCATAGTGCCGCTCTCAACGCGCACCCATGCGGCAGCCGTGCCCCATCTGTTCGAACAGAATATCGCTCGGTTGTTATTGGTCATCGCCAGATAGCGGGTCGCACCGTCGGCTCCCGCCGAACCTGTTGTTGTCTGTGTTCCGGCTGTCATCAGAGATGCGAAAAACTCGACACCATACCGTGCGGAGTTTCCGACGCGGCCCATCGCCGCCATGAGATCCTGTACTCGCTGATTAAGGGCGGCAGCACTACCGCCGTTCGTGCTGTTGTTGAACGTGAACTTTCCGCCGTCGGTAAACGTGGCGCCATTCCATCCAGAACTGAATGCACTGTTTGAATAAGCGGAGGTGAACGTCGTAGCGAGCGGGTTGACCAGACCTGCATAGCGTCCGGCGTCGGGCATCACGTTCACGAACGGCATGTTCGGGTAGTCGTCATTTCCCAGAGCCGAAAGAGATGCTCGAGCGCCGACAGCGGTTGCAGCGCCGGTGCCGCCAAGCGCAACCGGCACCGTGTCGCCGTCCCCGAACTCTCGAAGCGAGCCATAGCCGTTGCCGTCGTTCTGCAACTTCGTCGGTCGTACATCAGCCATTGAAAAGCACCTGTAGGTTGAGAGTTGCGCCGCCGGCGGTATAGGCCGGCAGTTGGCCGTCAGGGTTCATCGTGAGCCGAAGCATGGAGCCATCGGCGAGATATCCCGGCACAGCCGCCGGGATGCGGACGTTCATCGGGTATGCCACCACGACGCCCGCGCCGTTGGTGACGAACTGGTCGTATCCGGTGCTGCGCCGGACGAAGTAGATCGCGTTCGGCTCCAGCGCGGCAGGCAGTTGCGCGACGACCTTGTGGGTCTGGAGGACGGCCATTTACCAAGCCGCCCCGTTCCACTCCGCCGGAATCGGCTGGCCGTTGAAGCGCACCAGTCCCGACTCCTCACCGAACTTGTCCAGCGTCGACTTGTTCGCGTGTGTGTGCGCCTGGGAAACGGCAGTGTCGATCTGCGCCGGCGTCGACGTCGGGCGCCCGTTGATCGCGTCCCAGTTGAGCTCGACGTCCATCGACTCATACTCGGCAACCTTCAGCCAGGCGCTGGTCGCGGGGTTCCATGCGTACAGCGCAGCGCCCGATTCGACTGTCGGGTCCGCGCTCGCATCCTGAACCAGGACGAAAATGGCTCCCTCCGGCTCCAGGGCGTCGCGTGCAGCGATATCCGCAACGAACAGGATCGGCGCGCCGGTTCCTGGCAGGCTTGCCAGCGCCTCGTTGATCAGCGCGTTGATCATCACGCTGTTGCCGATCGAGCGTGCCACGCCGGCGCTGTTCGTCAGGTAGGACTCCGAGTAGCTGCCATTCTCGACGAAGTAGAACGAATCGGGTTCCAGCGTACCCGGCAGGGTCGCCACTTTGAAAAATCGAATCTGGGCCATTTCATCACCAATCAGTCGCGCCCCATTGGGCACCGTCTACGCCATCCCTCCCGGGAGGCCCTTGGTCACCCGCAACAACCACAAGCACATCGGCCGGCGGCGTCACGGTGACTGCGTATTCCTGCATTTCGCTGAGTACAAGCGGCTCGCAATCAACATCGATCGCCAGCGCCCAGGGCTCGGCAGCATCATCCATCGCACCCTCCCCCATGGCTCACAGTGATCGGCCCGCTGTAGTAGCGATGGACCGTTCCATCCGGGTATGTCACGTCCACGTCGTAGACCGCCGCCGACCATTCCAGCGCCGCGGTAGCTGATGCCGATATCTCGCGCGAGATCGTTCCGGCGCCGGCGAGATCCAGGCCAGAGCCGAGCGCCAGCGTCATCAGCACAGTCCCGCCTGGCGCATCGCGGATCTGCATTCGTACCTCGGCGCCAGCCAGGTCAACAGGTGGCTGGTAGATCAACTGTCCGCCAACAGGCGCCAGCCCAACGGCTGACAGCAGGTTGATCTCGATCGTGTCGTCGTCGATAGCGACAACCCTATGAGGCAACTGCCGAAGGCGCGCGCGGTTCAGCTCGGGCATGCCCTGGACACCAGCAGCCCAGGCCAGCCACGTGCCAGGCAACCCGTGCCCAGGGATGGTCAGCCGGACAGGCGCGGTCGGTGCGATCTGCGTGATCGGTCTGTACACAAGGCTCGGCTGCATGATCCGCAGCGCGTCGCGAAACGTCGCCCCTTTCTCAATGCGCAGGGGCACACAGGCCGGCGTCATGCTGGCTCCTCCTTGGTTGTGAATTCGCATGTCAGACCCAGGCGAAGTAGCCGCTTGGGTCGTTTCGATGAACTTCGCCCGTTATCGGGTTGTATGCACCGCTCAGCCAGCGCTCGCGCTGCTGTTGGGTCAGCGCGCCGGCGTCGAAATCTAAAATTTCGGCGCCTTGCGGTCCGTGCGGCGTTAGTGCTGGGGCGAGGCTGATATAGCGCTGCTGAACACCGTTCTGCCGGTCATCCCTGAAGAAACGCAATGCAAGAATTTTGTTCGAGAAGGACTGTACGGCGATATTGGGCTGCCCGCTGAAGGAGCTGAGCGAAGACTGAAACCACAGAATATCGTTCGTCGAGTCACTCACATCCTGAAAGGTCGCCCTATCTGGAAACGCGATTGCATGCTCGCCGCCAGGCTGGCCCGTAACGTTTCCGGAGGCAACGGCGGCACCACTGATAAAGTCTTGCCATGAAATGTCGGTGCCAGTGGAATCTGGCGACCCCATGTTCGAATGGGATGTAGACTGGTGCGCGACTTGAAGCGTAGTCCCAACAGATCCAGCAGCGAGAGAAAGGTCGTACCGAACCGAATAGACCTCATCGACTTCGACATGATCCCCTCCAACAACTCCTCCGGTGCGCGACCAGTCCCAGGTCTGCAGGACGCTGTACGTTAATGGCTCCAGGGCTCCAGAGGTTCCGTACCACATCCACAAAATACGCTCCACAGCACATGTTAATTGCCAATTGCCAGAGCGCACCGAGTATTCGACAGTCTCACCTGGCGGCGCCTCCGGCCCCTGCTCGTAACCTTCGCTATCCGCCCGCCAGATTCTGGTATACACATCGAGATCAACATCCGGAAGGCTAATTGCCGTGATCTGGTAATTGACCTGGGGATATGTAGCGACAACCGATAGTGTCGCGAAGAACCCAGCGCTACCAGTCGGCTGCAGGTGCAGTTCAACGAAAGCGGCACGCGCCCCGGTGTCAGATGCGCTCTTGAAATAGTTCACAAGGTACAGTCTGCGCGTGCCGTCATGACCTCTATCGATTAACGACACGCTCAAACTGTGCGGGGAGGACTCAAGCCCTAGATCCTGCCATCCCAGAATGTTGGATGTCGCTTGCTGTTCGATCGGCACCGCTCCGCCATGATCAACGAAATACACGTCAAACCAAAGCAGGCCGCCAGTTTGGCTGGTACTGACAGTCGCGCTGACCGTTCGGCCGCGAATAAAAGCAGCCGATCCGGCGTCCATGCCGCCATAGCACTGTCCAGATCCGCGCAAGATCGCTTTGCTCAGCCACTGCTCGTCTGGGTTGTCGGTCGTCACAGCCGGCTCCGGCATCCCAACATCCCATAGATAGCTATCCTGCATGAGCGCGATACTTGGCATATCCATGGTCGCGCCACTAGGCAGCGTAAGGACGGCCCCGCCAGCGCCAATCGCCTGCTTGATCAGCCCATGCCAGGGCCATCCCCACACATCGGGCGCGTCATCGAGAATGCTATTAGGAAAGGGCATTCTTGAACTCCATCACTACTTCAGCCCCATTAGCATCCTGCATGACAATCCGTTTGACGCTCTTAAACCTGGCCCATGCCAAGCCATCGGTAGTCGGAATCAGAACACTATCGAAATACTCCCGAGCGCTAGCCGTCGGCTCGGTAAGAGGGCTGGCTATTCCTCCACCGCCGATTTGCTTCCCTTCTCCGTTGTAGTTGGCGGTCCCCCGACGCGCTGCTACTGCCCCGCGTGGATCTATCCTGCGGAGCGGACGGCTCTGTGTTTCCGGACGAATAATCCTGGTCAGTGCATCCGCAATCGAGTGGTCGGTACCGCGACGCTCAGCCTCTAAACGCGCGCCGATTGCTCGCCGCTCTTGTTCCGGGGTCATTGGAAATCACCCGATGCCAGCAAGTAGAGGTAGGTAGCACCAGTGTTGTACACAAGCGCCTTGAAGAAACAGGCCTTCTGCCCTGAGGTTGATACAAACTCGATGCGAGAGTTGTTTTCAGATACCGAGAGCCAAGACTCGGCACCAACGAGCCCCCACAACTGGACCCCGCCACTGGCAGCGCTACTCAGTACGACAACACCATCGGCGGCTGGCTGCACAACCACGTCCAGGTCAAAGACTGCAAAGAGAGAACGACCCTCGGCTTCTTCAGGTAGAGGTATAACCAATTCGCGACCACTACCATCAAACGATGCGGATACGCGTACGATCGTTGTATCCGAGGCGAGGACTACCGGAGTCGAGTCGTTGATCTCCTGCGCCTTGAACGTGCCGCCACCAGGCCCAGGACCAGCCTGCTCGAGGATGGTGATTCGGCTCTCGATGCTGGCGAGAGTTCCCGCCGTCGCCGCCGCGTACACCTTCGAGCCCGAAGGCCACTCAACGGCCACACCCTCAGAGGCTCTCGCAACAGTGACATTCCCGCCGCTCTTTGCCGTCGCCTTGACCACTTCGTGAACAGAGCCTGACTCATCGGCAAGAGTGAGCAGGACGAAATCAGAGGGACCCGAGATGGGCAGAAGATCAGCCGCGGGAGCGGGGATGGTGAGAGAGAGCCCACCCGTCGACAGCGGGCCTGAGAGTTCTGTCTGCCAGTTATTGATCCAGCGTTGGCCCATGGCTACATCTCCAGCAAATCATCAGGAACCGAGACGCGGAAGGACGCACCGATCTCCGGCGAATATTCATCGCGGAGCGAGGCGGGTATCTCGGGAGCAGTTATGCGTAGTTGCCTCGGATACCGAGGCTGCGGACTGTTGTAGTTGTCGTAGTTACCGGAAAACCCATCTTTCGATTCATCGAAAGGAGGGTCATCCGGTTGACCAGCGATTTGCGACTCTAGGCGCCCATCGAAGGCTGGTAGTTCGGGGGCAGCCCCAGAGCCACTAGGAGGAGTGAGGGCGTCGGAATCTCCTCCGCCACCGCGCATCACAGCAATACTCAGGGTGGTTATCGCGGAACCACTCTCAAGGTCAAAGCGATCAAGCACACGGCGACACTTCCCTACAGCCTTGATTCGCTGATCATCGAATTTGAGGGTGTGCGTCAAATCGACCGCCATGACCATGGATGTAGGGCAGTCCCAACTCACTGTCGTGCCCCTGTGAGCGCCGACGAGAGTAGCTCGAGCCTGCTCAAGCAGACATGTCAGCGCGCCAATCCTGCGCGTCTCGCTGGGCTGATCAATGTGTCCAGAACTCCCCCCGGTAATAGCAGCACTCTCCCAAGACTCGGCGAGATCGCTATCAATCTCAAACGATGCCCGGGAGCGGCTGATGATTGGTCCGGTCGCCAGAACGCTAGGTTGTACCTCTACCGCTATTCGGTATGACTCCGTAACCGCTTGCACCCAGCGACGCCCTGCGGCCCAGTCGGCGCCTAGCAACAGCCCCGTGTACTTGTTGACCCAACTTTGCGGAGGCGTGCAGTAAATGCCAGTGGGTGGCAGCGGATAGTATTCAGTCGACGATTGGATCAACGTTTGCCCTGAGCTGCTGGTTGCCGACTCAACCATTTCCGTATCCGGGAGTTCGTGCGACTCCGGACGCCAATTGCAAAATCCTGGCTCCCCGTCCTGCCCGTCCGTACCTGGCGCCTTCCATCCATAGTTGATATTCCATTGCCACAGCCGACTGAATCGGTAGTCACATTCGATCTCGACCCTATTGACTTGCGAGTCGAGTGCCGCTGGCTCTATCCGTGCAGTGCCATAGACAGAGGTGCCGGAGCCGAACAGAAAGTCGGCCTGACGCGGGTACCAGCTTGACAGCCGGATATCTCCGCCTGGAGAGGAGTCTAGGCTGGCCGTAACGGTCGTGAGGCGCTCTTGCGCATAATCCCAGCGGGATCTACCGTCAACTGGCTCAAACACATCTGAAGACCAATGCCCACCGATCAGGCTATCTATCTGAGTAATATCCAAAGCTTCGATACGCTGCTGCAACTGGTCGGAGCAGCGAGCAGTTAGCGTTCTACCCACGGCATCAAAGGTTGGCTCGGCGATTCGCCCTATGAACCTAACTATCTCGGTAGAAAGGCCGTCATAGGTGGAGGCATAGTGAATCTCGACGGGCCGGCCTAACCATGCAGATGGCGAAACTGGATCGGTGCCAAGGTATAGCGTGAAGCTGGCTGTACCAGCAGATCCCTCCTCGCGGTCGATCTCGACGGCACCTACAAGACGAGCGGTCCAATCGTCACCGTTCACCACCAGCCTCAGACGCCAAGCGAATGCCATCCCAGGTAGGATCTCTATAGGCCCGACCGCGTCGCCAGAGCCACCTAGGCCGTTCAACGGGCCGACGTTCAGCGGCATGCCGTTCAGCAGCATGTCAAACCTCCTGCCAGTTCAGGGTCCATCCGTGCGCGGCGTTCATCGACGTCGACGGCGGGTCCGCGAACACGTTGAAGCGAGGCATGAACTGGACCATGTAGAGCGTCGCTGCCGGACGCTCTGTAACGGTCACGACCAGGCCTGCGCGCACGCATGGCGTCGGTACCCAGCGCCCCTCAACCAGCGCCAGCGCCCACGGCTCCTTGTCCGTGCGCGGCGCCTTGGGCAGCGTGAACGTCGGAGAGTCCTGGGCGATGCTGATCGGCTGGATCGCTTGCATCTCCAGCGATGATCGGTAGTCGAGCGCGTCGAGCCCGACCGGCACCAGGCCCGAACCGGTCAACGTACCGGAGAGCTTGCCGTCCCAGTGTGTCAGCTTCACGCCAGCACCGTCGCTCATCCTGACGACCGTCGCACCGAACAAAGGCTCCATCGACTGATCCGGCGCGCCGGCTTCTGGCGGGATGGGGACTCCGCCGAGCGTAATAACCGGGTAATCCATGCCGTTCTCCTACGGACGTGCGGTGCGGCCTCGCTTGAGCGCCTGCAGCCGCAGAATGTCGTTTACAGATCGCTGATCCCCGAAGACCGAGACAGTCGAGCCGCCGAACGACAGATCGATTCGCCCCAGGTTGGGGAGTTGCCCTGAGCTCGCCGCCGACGTCGCGACCTCGGCGGCGGCCGGCGAGAGCCCATCGGGCCCGCGCATCCCAGCCAGGCGGCTGGCAAGTGCCGACACGCTGTTCGGGAACACCTTCTCCGCGCCACCGAACGCAACCAGTTCCGGACCTCGCTCGCCGACCCATGCAATGCCCGGCGCGGCGCTGTTGGTGCCGGTCGCGTAGCCGGGGAAACTGACCGGTGGCGTGGTGCCGCTCACGGCGGACATTTCGCCGGTGGGCACCAGTTGAACAGGGATCAGGACAGGTGTTTCAGACAGCGCTTGCAACTGTGCCTTGATCGCCTCGATCTCCTCCGGCGGTAGGTTGAACGAGATCTCGATACCCTGGAGCGCGGTCGCTGCATCGGACAGCTCCGCGATCCGCGCACGGATGCTGTCGAGCTTCGCGTCCGCCTGCGACTGCTGCAGATCGTTCGCAGCGAGCTCAATGGCCTGGAGCTCCTTAGCGAAGCCGGTGAACCCGTATGTGTTCTCTCCGGCCGCCTGCAGTTGCTGGAGCATTTCGAGCGCCTTCTGCGCCTGCGCCTGCGCCGTCTCGGCGTCGCCCTTGCGCAGCGCCTGGGCTGCGGACTGCTTGAGGGTCTGGGCCGAGGCATAGCTCGGGTCACCGCCGACGCCGGCTTGTAGCCCGGCAATCGCTTCGCTGTAGCGCTTCTCGATAGCCAGTCGGTCCTTCCGAACTTTCTCAACCGCTGCCAGCGCGCCTTTCTCGGCCGCCTCCTGCTTCTTGAGGGAGTCCTGCACCGCCTTCAGCCGGCCGTCACGCACTTGGCGCAGCGCTTCGGAGTACGCACGCTCAGACGAGAGCGCAGCTTGATGCCGTGCGTCATCGACCGCCTTGACCTGGGCGGCGGCTTCCTCGGCCGCCTTGCGCGCCTCTGCCGTCATGCCGGTCTGTTCTTCCAGCAACTGCTCGCGGTACTTCTTGAACGCTGTCAGCCGCTCGCTGATCTGCGCGTCGGACATGAACAAGTCGACCATGCCGAAGCCGTCTTCGGCGGCCTGCAGCTTCTGGATCTCCTTGTTCACCCTGTCGAGCTCGGTGACGTTTCCGGTCACCCGCGCAGCCAGGTAGCCCAGATCTTCACCAAAGCCGGAGAACAGCGAGCCACCTTGAGCCGCTGCGGCAGCCAGGCGCACCAGGGCGCTGGCCAGCGTGGTCAGGTTGCCCTGGATCGTCGGGTCGGCCAGCACCTCCTTCAGTTCCTTCAGAGACTCGATCAGCGGGCCGGTGTCCGCCTGGCCGACGCCGCGGCGGATGGTGTCTTCGATCGCCGTCCATTCCTTCGAGACGGAGTCACCGAACGAGGCGAGTTCGCTCTGCAGCTTGGGCAACTGTCCGATCAGCGCGTCGGTGACCACTGCCGCCGTCAGCTTGCCCTCCGCTGCCAGCGCCTTAAGTGCCGAGGTCGGCACACCGATGCCATCAGCCAGAGCCTGCATCAGGCGTGGCGCCTGTTCGGCCACGCTGTTGAACTCGTCCCCGCGCAGCGCGCCAGCACCCAGCGCCTGGCCGAACTGGACCACCCCGTTCTCAGCCTCGACCGCAGAGGCGCCCGACACGCGGAACGACGCCGACACGGCCTCGGTGACCTTGAGGATATCCTGCTGGGTGCGGCCCGCTTCCTTGAGGGGGCGACTGATCCGCCCGTACAGCGTAACCAGCGCCTCAACTGGCTGGCCGGTGTTGTAGGCGATGCGCTGCAACTCCTCGAGGGCGGTGTTGAACTCTTCCTGAGATCCGGTCGCCAGCCGCAGGCGGGCGTTCATTGCCTGGTAGGCGTCGGCGGTGTTCGCTACCGCCTTCACCCCGGCGGCGAGCGCGCTGAACGTGAGATAGCCTGCGAGCAACTTGCCGCTTGCGGCCAACGCCTTATTCGTCACGTTGAGGTCGCGATTCACCTCGTTGAACATCTGCCGGGTGCGGTTTACCCCCTCGACGATCAGTTGCGTGGTCACTCTACCGGCCATGGTCGAACTCCTGCAGGAACTGTTTAAACCCCTTCAGGGGTTCGCGTGCTGCGCGGCGAAGCAGCAGGTGATCGCGCCGGTCCTGCTTGACCTGGGCGCCAACCTGCTCGATGAACACCTCGATCTGTTGAAGCGTCATGCGCGAAACCTCATCGAGACTGAAGCCCGCGCGAACCAGGCTGGTTACTGCTGCTGCCCAACCAGCGTTGCCAGCGTCGTCACTGCCGCTTGCTGGGCGCGGGCGAAAAAAGCGGCGTTGACCCGAATCACCTGCATGACGATCTGCATCGCTACGTCGACAGGCAGGCGATACACGCGCCAGCGGCTGAGGTTCGTGGTCCTGCGCAGGATCTTCCGCAGCTTGGCCGAGCCGGTCTTGCCGAACTGCAGGATGGCGGGAACGGTGCCGTCGCTCAGCACCTTGAGCAGGTCACTGGCGATATCCCCGAACAACTCGAAGTCGGCGAGGCGGACGTGCCGCACGATCACCGGCGCGCCGTTGACGTAGATGGTTTCAGGTTCGGGAAACAGGATTCCAAGGTCAGACATGGGCCACCCAAATGAAAAGGCCCGCCATCAGGGCGGGCCAGGTTGATCTACGGCCATCAAGCCGCATCGGTGTTCTGGACTTCCCAGGTCCAGATCGCAGCCTCGCCGACGTCGTAGATGTTCGGGTCGGCCAGAAGGCGGATCTGCACAGGGATCACACCGAACTCGGCGCCCTGGTTCAGCGGCAGGCCGCCGTTCAGGCTGATCCGCGCGTAGAAGCAGTTGATCCGACGCTTCTCACCGTCGCCAGCTTCGTTGGTCTGCTCGAACATCACCCGGTAGAACTTGCGGCCGGTGGTGAACGGCTTCACCAGGTCGACAGTCGGGTAGGTGTAGCTGACCTCGATCGGCAAACGCTTCAACCCACCATCCGGCGGAGCAGCGGTGGCATTGATCGCGTCGGCCAGCGTGCCGCCCGGCAGAGGACGGATGCCGCCGGGGGTGACGGCGTAGTCAACGCCGCGCACATAGGTCGGCGTGCCGCCGGCTCCGGTGACGCTGCTGACCTCAAGGGGAATGTGCGCCAGGCGGATGATGCGATCGACATAGGCGTCATGCACCTCTTCGGAGACGGTCCCCGATGGCACACGCTCAACAGAGCCGTAGAGGATCACCGCGGCGGCGCGCGGGGAAAAGTTGACGGCCTCGCCGGTGATGTTGATCGCCGTGATGGACGTTACGCCGTCGAGTTCAGGTAGGCCGAGGCGCGTCGGGTCGGGGATGGTGATCTCGGTCGACTCCGGCTCGGCGCTGGTCGTTTGCAGCTTGAACAGCTCCTCGTACACAGACGACGGATACGGTGCGACCGACGTCGGGCCGCGGAACAGTTGGGTGTAGAGCATCGTTTTCTCCTCGGCCTGGCCGATCAGTTGTAGGTTTCGACGTAGATCACGCCGATGGTTGCGGTCAGGGTGTGGAAGTTGCGACCAGCCTCGGCAAACTGCGCCACCGCCTCGTCGATATCCTCCACAAGCCCAGGGAACTTGCGCTCCGGCTGGTCTTCTCCGAAGCCAAGGGCGCGCAGAATGTCGACGTGGACGTCATCGAGTTCGTGTTCCTCCGCCGATCGCGGGAATACAACCTCGACTTCGAACGTGCGGAGCCTGGTCGCTTGGCGTACCGCCGTTCCGGTTCGCGCGTCGCTCGCGACTCGCACAAGGGCGTAAGGCCCGCTGGCTTTGTCGGGCACTCGATCTGTCGGCCCGTAAACTGCCCGCAGGTCCGTCAAGTAGCCGTTTACCGGGCGAATCTCGCCCAGGCGGGCCCGCAGGTCGCGTGTGACCTGGCTCGCTTTCGTTCGCATGGTTGGTTTTCCTCAGACGGCCTTTTCGAGCTCGCGGCGGATGCGCCGCTCGAACTCTTGGCGCAGAAACGCATTGGTCCAGCGGATGGTCTTCGCAGTAGTCAACAGCCTGAACCAGTACGCCACCGACGGGCCTTGTGCTTCCTGCAGGGCGTGCCGATAGCTGTAGCTGGTGACATTGGGCGAACGGCCCCGCGCCGTCCTGGCCCGCTGACTGCGGGTAGACAACGGCCGCTGCAGACGCCCCGATGGGTTGACGAAGCCTGCGGCAACTTTCCGACCGTTCGGGCCGACGACATAAATCCTCGCCCGCGTCGAGTTGATAGGCTCGAAGATCCAGCGCCGGTATGCCGTGACGCTGACGCCAGACGACGACGGAATAAGCCTCGCGTTCATCCGGCCCGCCCTCGCGCGCTTGATCACGATCCGCCGGTTGGTGAAGGCGCTGGTGAACGCAGGCCGCATCGGCTCGTTGTAGCGCTGCTTCCTCGTCTGCGTCGCCGTGGTATTCAGCGCGCCGCGCATCACTGGATCAACGCGCCGGCCGGCTTCCAGGAGGCGCGCTTGCGCCTGCTCGACGCCGACCAGCCTGATCGGTGCCCTCATTGCACACGCTCCAGCCAGATCCCGCGAACAATGCCGTCGTCGGTGCCGTCGGCGTAGTCGACGACGTAGTAGCGCACTCGATCCACCTCAAGCAGATCGCCCACCTGCACCCTCCCCGTCTCGATCAGCGCAACCTCGGCGCGGATCCTGTAGGCCGTCGCCTGGCCGTTCTCGTCCAGCCAGGGCGCATCGTAGTTCAGAAACACCCGGCAGGCGCGCGGCGGCGCCCCATCGGGACGGTATTCTCCCTGCTCGCCGATCAGCTCGGTCGCGGTGATCGCCAGCTCGGCCCGGCGGCCGGTGAAGTCGCGGGCACTGTCGATGTGGAACAGGCGGCCATCGGCGGACAGGTAGCGTCCCTGCTGGATGCGCGCATCCCACCAGGCCCTGATTGCGATCTTCGCCGGACTGCGCAGGCCGGACGGGAACGGCGGCTCCGCGGTCTCCTTGGTCTGGATGCCGCACCAGATCCAGTCGAGCCTGAACGGCAAGAGGTCAGCAGACAGCATCAGAAGGTCGGCGGGCGTGTCGAGGTTTCCGCTGCGCATTCAGACCCCCATCCCGACCCGGTAGGGGTTGAGCAGGTTCCGGGCGGTGGCAATCACCGTGTAGATGGTGCCCACCACCGAGGATTCGCGGTTGGCGTACAGCTCCGCCGCCTGGATGAGGATGGCAGCGCGCACGCTGGCCGGTACCGGAGCCTGGACGATAGGGTCAGCAGCAGGATCAACCGGCCAGGGGATCGGCCGGTTGAGGAACTGTGCCGCCTGGTCGATCGCCGCCGCCAGCTTTTCCTCCAGGTCCTGGTCGTCCTGGGTGTGCCTGATGCGCAGGTGCCGCTTCAGGGCATCCAGGTCCGGAACTGTCGTTGGAACTGGCATGGGATGGCTCCTACTTCTCGGCCTGCTGGTCGGCCTTCACCTGTTTGGCGGCCGCCTTCCGGGCGACCGGTTCGCGCGCCTTGCCTTCTTGGATCAGCGCCTTGCCGTCTTCGGCGGTGGTCTCGAACGGCTCGCCCGGTTGGACCAAGCGGCCACCTCGATAGATGGGCTGGATTGCTCGGAGGTCCATGGGTTACTCCTTCTTGCTGGAGTTGCGACGGCGCTGCTGCGGGGGCTCGCCGGCACCTTCCTCACCAGGCTCAACGGCATAGCCCTTGCCGATCAGTTGCCGGGCGTGCTGGTCGTTGGTATCGAAGGTCGCACCTTCGACCACGGTTCCCACCCCGTCCACCAGGATGGGGCGTAGTGCTTTCAGTTCCATCGTTATGCCTCCAAAGGGCCGCCATGGGAGGCGGCCCGGCTAGTGGTTACGGAGCCGGCGGGGTGAAGGTGCCGTAGATGAACGCCTCGGGGCGCTTCACGGCCAGCGCCAGGCGCTCTTCGCAACGGATCGAGATCATGTTCTTCTCGAAGTCGTCGGCGTTCTCGGTGGAGATCACCACGTTGGCGTCTTCGCGATCGAAGATCTGCGCGCCGGTCTGGAACGCACCAGTCAGGAACTTGCCCTGGAACGCGGCGATTTCAGTGGCAACCACCGGCAGGCCCCACAGCAGCGGGCCGGCCAGGCCCAGCGGGTTCGCGAGGATGTAGCGGCCCAGGGTGTCCTTGGTCAGCTCGATCTTCGCCCAGTCGATGAAGTGCAGAACGTGGCCGGATGCCGGCAGGCGCGCCAGCTGGGCCTGCAGCATCGCCAGGCGCAGGTCATCGATACCGTTCTGCTGCTCGACCGCGAAGGCGGCGCTGAACGCAGAGGCTTGCGGCACGATGCCGTCGAGGTGCGCGCCGGTGCCATCGCCGAACAGGATCTCCTGCTCTTCGACGTACTTCAGGCCGAAGCGCATCTCGGTGTCCACGGTCGACTGCAGTTGAGCGAAGTCATCCAGGATCTGCTTGGACGCCTTGAACATGTGCGCGATGGTGGTCACCGGGGTGATCTTGGTGCCGAACGTGATGCTGCTGTACGGCTTCGCGGTGTTTTCCGGCACGACTGCGGCGGCGTTGGTGAAGCCGGTCTGTTGAACCCAGAAGATCGCCGGCGAAGTGGTGCGCCCCGGAGCGATCAGGTCGCGAATGAACAGGCGCTGCTTCGGCATCACGTCGATGCCAGGAAGGCGCTGCGGCTCAACCACGCCGGTGGGGATGTCGGTGCTGATCAGAGCGTTCTGAACGGGAATGCTGACGCGCTTTCCGCCCTCCACGCTCGCGGCGAACTGCTTCAGCGCCTCGCTCTTGATCACGATGCCGCCGACGGTATCGCGGGCGGCGGGCGCGCCATTGGTGGGCGAGCGGGCGAACTCCTGCTCCAACTCGCCGAGCTTGGCCTTCAGCTGCTTCTCGGCCTCGGTCAGGCTGTTGAACTTGGTCGCCAGTTCGTCGACGGCGGCCTTGGTTTCGCTGGACAGGCTGCCGGCCTTCTTGGCTTCGTCCAGGGCGGCCTCGGCTTTCTTGCTGAAGTCGCTGGAGGCCTTCTCCAGCTCAGCGGATACCTGCTTGAGCAGGTCAGCGGTATTTTCGGACATTTTCTCTCTCCGGTTACTTGGAAGCTGCTGCCGAGAACCGCGCCAGGGCGGCTTGAAGCTCGGCGATGGGGGCGGCCAGATCGGCCGTGGTATCGGCAGCGCAGGGCTTACCGGGGCCGGTAGCGCGAGGCGTACCGGTCTTGAGTTCTTGAATCAGCGAGCGGCGCTCAGAGCGCGGAATGCCCTGCTTCGCCAGGATCTGGTCGAGTCGGCGGGCGGCGATCATCGGTGCCGCCAGCGCCTTGGCGTCGTCCTTGGTGGCGTCTGACTCCAGCAGGCTGTCAGCGAATCCACGCTCAATGGCATCCGATCCGCCCATCCAGGTCTCGACATCCATCAGCGCCTGCATGTCCTCGACCGGGTCGCCGGTGCGCACCGAGTAGATGTCGGCCAGGGTTCCGTCGATCTGCTCCAGGAAGCTGGCCACCTCCTTGAACTCGTTGCGGTCACCCGCGGCGATCGTCCAGGCGTTGTGGATCATCAGGAAGCCGGCGCGGGCGATCTTCACCTCATCGGCCGCCATGGCAATGAACGACGCCGCTGAAGCTGCCAGGCCGAGCACGCGTACGGTGACCTTGCCCTTGTGCTCGCGCAGCAGGTTGTAGATCGCCAGCCCCTCGAAGACATCTCCGCCAGGGCTGTTGATGTTCACCACCACGTCGGCATCCTTCATGGCTCGCAACGCGGCGCTGATGCGCTTGGCCGTGACGCCCTCGCCAGTCCACCAGTCGTACCCGATCGGGTCGAAGATGCTGATGCTGTTCTCTTCCTCCACCGCAGCGCGAATGGCGGGGTTCCAGCGCTCCAGCGCCTTGGGCATCAGGTCGCAGGAAACGTCCGCGCGCGGTCGAGCCGCCGGCGCCGTCGGAAGCGATTTGATAGTCATGGTCTCTCCAGTCGGCTCAGGCGGCCTGGTTCAAGCGAGGAAGTGAAATCAGCGCGTGCGCCATCATCGGACCAGCCGGGTTGCCGGTTTCCAGTGCCTCGACAGCGAGGTCGATAGCCTGGCGCATGGCGGCCTTGTCGCCGCTCTCATTGGCCGCGACCAGGCGAAGCATGTAGGCCGTCGCTGCGGGCGACACACCACCCGCAGTGGCTCCCAACTGCTCCAGCGGAACCAGCGCGGACTGCACGGTGAAGACATCCCCGCCTTCGATTGGTGGCAGGTTTTCCAGGCGACGGACCTCGTTACGGCTCATCCAGCCGTTCTGCAGCGCAGTGTTGTACCAAGCCGCACGGGCGGTGCTGTCGGCGCGCAGCAGCCCCTCAACTGCGAACTCGGCGAAGAACTCATCCGCATCGGCCTCGCCGATCAGGCAGCGCGTGATCTCCTGCTCGATGTTCACCAGCAGCGGCCGGAGGCTATTGGTCAGGAAGTGGAGGTTCTGCGCCTCCACAGAGCTGGCCCAGCTGGACTGCTTGTCCATGTGCCCCACCATGAACGGCGGGACGCGGAACCAACGACACATCTCCTCGACGTTGAACGACCGCGACTCCAGCATCTGCGCAGCTTCGGGGTTCATCGTGATCCCCTGGTACTTCAGGCCGGCCTCGGCAACCATGATCTTTCCGGCGTTCTGCGATCCCATGAAGGCGGTCAGGCTGGCCCGAAGATCTTCTCGCTGCTTCGGGGTGAGAGTCGTATCACCGCTGAGAATCCCGGAAGCCTGCATGCCCTGGGCGAACACCTTGGCGGCGGCCTCCTCGGCAGACATCGCCGAACCGAAGATTTCGCGGCCCATGGTCACCGGGAGCATGCCGCAGACGCCATCCAGGCCGAAGCCACGGATGTGCATCAGGTTATTCTCTGGAATGACGCGCTCCACACCGTTCTCGGTGTAGGTGTACTTCAGGCGACCGCTGTCTTCGCGCTTCACCCGCATGTACTGAGGCAGCAACGGGACAAGCGCAACAACGCGAGTGCCGATCATCTTCTTCTCGACGAAGGCGTTTCCACGCAGGCAGATGCTCGCCACCACCATCAGCATGAAGCGCTGCGGGGTCATCTCGGCATTCGGCGTACGGCAAAGCAGCCTGAACAGCGGATGATCCTTGGCCTGCTCGCGGGAGCCGTCCGGAAGGCGCCGGTAGAGTTTCAGCGGCAGCGTGGACACCGACTCCGAGAGAAGCCGCACGCACGCCCATACCGTCGAGAGCTGCAAGGCCTTATCGACGGTCACGTTCTTTCCGCTCGCCGAGGTTCCGAACCACTCCTGCCAGAAAGCGCCGTCGGTCAATCCGATAGGCACTCCGAGCCAATCGAGCAAGGCGGACTTGAACCGCCCGGGTTTCTTTTTGTCGCCCATCAGAGGCCTACCATGATCGGGTTGGAGGTGAAGTCGTCCAGATCGCCTGAGTCTTCGACCTCAGCCTTCGATGCGCCGATCGCCATCAGCAGCGCGGTCATATCGTCGATCTTGTCGGGCGACTTCTTCTTGTCGGGCGCCATGCTCATGTTCCCGTCATAGCGCGGGATCACGTTGGAGGCGCACCAGTTCAGCAGCGGATCGCCACCGTGGGCCAGCTTGCCGCTGATGTACGCGACCTCCAGGGCCTGCATCGTCGGGTGGTAGGACTTAGTGCCCTGGATGAACTCCAGCATTGGCACCTCCTCCGCCACCAGGCGGTTGACCAGGTCGGAGGCGTTCCAGCGGTCGTACGCAATCAACTTCACGCCGAAACGCTCAACAGCCGCGAGAATGTCCCGCTCGATCACTGCATAGTCGGCGACGTCACCCTCGGTCTGCTTCAGCAGACCCATCTCAACCCAGGCTGCGTACGGCACTGTGCCGCGCTCAGTGCGGAACGCCACCGAACTCTCCGGGGCCCATCGCCAGCCGTGGGTGTACAGCATGCCGTCCACGTTCCACACCAGGCGCAAGCACGTCAGGTCGGTGGTGCTGGCCAGGTCGAGGCCGCCCCAGCATGGGTACTGCGCCAGCCATTCAAGATCCACCTCGCCGGAGCACTTGCCCCACTTCGTCAGGTCGACCCAACCGGTCGCCGTCGAGGCCGGCCGGTTGAGCCGCTTGATGCGGAACTCCGCCAGCTTCGAGGGCATCTGCTTAGCCTCGATCGCTTCCTTGCGAATGGCGGAGAGCAGATGCTTGTTGGCATCCATGAGCGGGTTGGCCTTTACCCAGACCCGCTCGTCGAACTCGTCGTCCGCCTTGATCTTGAGGGTCTTGTTCTCTTCGTCGACGGCGTAGAAGACCACCAGGAAGTGGTCAGCCGTGGTACCGAAGACGCCCGCCAGCAGCCGCTTCGCGAACTGCCGCATCTCGCCCCACGGCCCCGGGTTGGTGTAACCCTCGGTAGTGGTGTACAGCCACAGCGGGTTGCCGCGGGCGCCGGCCGCCGAGGTCAGGACGTTCAGCAGGTCAGCGCTCTTGTGCGCGTGGATCTCGTCGAGACCGACGTGCGACGGGTTCAGACCGTCCTGGGTGCTGGCCTTGGCATGGATCGGCTTGAAGGTCGCGCCCGTCTCGAAACGGGTGATCGCCTTGGCCCAGGTCTCCAGCCCGAACGCCTCGCGCAGCGCCGACGTCTTCTCGACCATGCGCTTGGCGACGTTGAAGATGATGCTCGCCTGCGGGAAGGTGGTCGCGGCGCTGATGACCTGGGCGCCCTCCTCCGGCTCACAACATTCGCAGTACAGCAGGATGCTCGACGACAAGGTGCTCTTGGCATTCTTCCGGGCCACCGCGAACAGCGCGGAGGTGAACCGGCGCGGGTAGAACCGGTCGTCATCACCCCAGCCATCTACCTGAATCCACTCGCGCTTGCGGAACCCGAAGAGCTGCACGACAAAGAAGACGTGCGACGGGTGCATAACGATCGTAGGCGTATCCCACTTCCCCTCGACGTGGGGTAGTTTCTCGATGAAGTCGCATGCATCGTTGGCGTGCCACTCGTCGAAGAAGAACGGACAAGACTTCTTTTTCGCCCGCTTCAGATCGTCGACAAACCGCTTTGCAGCCTGACGTATCAGCAGACCATGCTTCTTACGACTTTTATCGGCGATTGCTGCCTTGGCATAGTCGAGGGCGATTTTGACGTAATCACGCACCGCGCCTCCCATTCTTCGCAAATGGATTTCCGGCCTGCTTCTCGCCGGCAGACGAAACCTTGCGGCGACTGGCCGGAGTCATTCCGAACTCAGAAAACAGTGCCTTGAGAGCGGTTTGCTCGGCGGCGGTTGCCTCCATATCGGCACGCGCCTTCTTGCGGAAACACTGCCAGGCGAAGCAAAGCTGCTCTAGCGAGTACAGGTCGACGACCTGCAGAACCTTCGCGGCAACCAACTGAGGTCCGAGCTGGTTCCACATTTCGGCTCCGTCTCGATTCAGGTGCATCGGTGCCTCTGGGAATTCTTGGATCAGATCGAACTCTGGTGCATCCGGCACATCGCGATCCGGGCGATCAGTGCCTGCCAGAACCTTGAGGTGCGGAGGCGTGCTCTTCCGCCCCATAAATCGAGCCTCACATTTTCAAAATAGAATTTTGACGGTGCGAAAATTTGGCTCCCCCCGTCGTTCGGGGCTCGAAAGTTCCAGACTTTCGATACCCCCCCCTCCTGGTGCTTTTTTGCACCACTTTGGTGCGCTAGTCATTCGATTGCTCAGGCGGGCCCGAACCCACCAATCCGACCTTCTCGCCGATCTGGTTATGGCAGGTCCAGCACAGGGCTCGCAGGTTGTCCCATGAGAGCGCCAGCTCTGGATGGCTCTTGACTGCCTTGATGTGGTCGACCATTCGACTCTCGACGATCAGTCCTCTACCCTCGCACTCCTCGCAGAGTGGATGGAGCTTGCGGTAGTAAATGCTTAGACGACGCCACCGCTCGGTCTTGTAGAAGGCATCGCTATCGTCACGGCGTGCGTTGTACTTCTTGTGGGCCTGCTTGGCTGATGCTGCGCGGCGCTCGTCAGCAGCCCTCTTGTGCATCGCGCAATAGAAGCTTCCGGTAACAGAAGGCTTGCCGCACCCGACCTCACTGCATATCCGAGCTGGTCGTCTCGGCATGGATCACTCCTGTCGCTCGATGCAGTCCAGCACCTGTACCGCGCACGCTGTCAACGCAGCCTCAACAGCATCAATCGCCGCGGTTGCATCTTCACCGTTCGCCAGCGGCGGACGGCCGGGGAGCCGACACGGCGTCAGTGGACACTTGGCCTGCTGCGCGGTAGGCGCTGGGGTCAGTGGTTTCGGGGCGGGCGTACATCCGGCCAAGGCCAGCAGGGATGCCAGCACGCAGCCAGTCGCGAACAGCCTGGTCATTCTCTTTCAACTCCCGTAACGCCGCAGCGTGGCGCGTGCCCTGTATCTCCAAGGCCTGGCCGAGCTGGCGGGTTTGCCGTTCGATCTCGGCGACGCGACCGAGTTGGCGTTGCTGTTCAGCGAGGACGCCGGCCTGCAGGTCGATCAGGTGCTGATTGCGGTCACGCTCCTGCACCGCGACGTCAGCACGCTCCCGCTCTGCAGTCACTTGCAGGCTCAGGCGGTCCATCCGCCACATCATCCCCATCGCAACGAGCGCGACGATCAACCATGGAGCCCACCTCATCACGCACCAGCCAAGGCAGCGCGCGCCCAATCGAGGCGAGCCGCACGGTCGTCTGCGCCGTTGTAGCCGCCGTTGATCTTCAGCGTGATCCGCTCGAATCGACCTTGATCAGCCAGGTCGTTTAAACCCCGCGACTGCCAGAACCACCCCGCGGCGATTGCTGCCCAGGTCCGTTGCTCCAGCAGTTCCGGTTGCGCCACCAGTGGCAGCGCCAGGGCGCGGGCGGCTTCGGCGTAGTTGTCGTGGCCGGTAATCATGATCAGGCCCCGGCCCCGGTATCGATACCCATCACCCGTATCCGGCGACCCATTGCCCATCCGGTTTGCGTAGACGCGGTTCGCGATGCGCTCGGGCTGGCGTGCGTACTGCTTCGCCTCGGCCGGCGTGAACCGCTTCGGCCACGTCTTTAGCAAGCCCTCGGCGGAGTAGTTCAGATTCTCCACCAGGCGATTGAGGCTCTGGCTTTCGTGTCCGACCTGAGCAAGGAACATCGCCACACGCTCGGGCGTGTTGATCTCGAACCGCGCCATGGCACCGTTGAGGTGCTCCAGCCATGTCGTTGCAGTAGCAGCACCGCAGCCGGTAGCGCGGTCGAGTTGATCGGCGGTGATCTTCATTCGCCAGACCCTCGACGCGGGAGCTTCCAATCAGCGAAGCGATCTGCGATATCGGCGATCTTCTTCACCCCCAGGAAACCGGTGAACACCCCGGCAGCGGTAGCCATGTTCTGCGGCAAGCCGAACCACTCAAGGACAGGAATCAGGCCCAAGGTAATCAAGGTACAGAGCGTTGCCTCGAGCAGCGCCTGGCGCCGCGTTCCACCGCCGTAGATCACCCGGGTCAGCGCGACCACAAAGGACAGGCCGGCGGCGTACAACTGCGGATAGTGCGCAGACAGCCACGCAAGCAGCGCAGCCCAGGTCTCAGGGCGTTCTGGCATTTTCATAGTCTCTGCCCCTCGCAGGGGTTCTATAACGACGAAGCCCGCTCAATGGCGGGCTTTCGTTCGTCGGGGTAGGTTCCGGTGGGATTAGGCGTGAAACAGTTGCAACTGCCCTTCACGCTCGACCTCGATGATTTTCTGCTCAATGACGGGTCCCTTGACCTGCCATCGGCGCAAAGTCTTACCGGCCAGGCTGGCAATCCCTTTCTCCTGTCGGTACTCCGCCATCAGTTCGTTGCGCAACGTGTTGAAGTCCATTGAGCGCTTGAACAACTGTTCGGCCATCCAGTTGAAGGCGTGGATGAAAGCTTCTTTCCAGGCAGCGGCAGCTTTACCCGTGAAACCCATCACAAGGAACATGAACCCATCCTTGGTCATCTCGAAACAGGCGCTCTTGATCTTCTCCCCACCGCTAGGGTTATCTCGCCACACGACCGTCTCCACAAAATTGCGGAGACGGAATGCCTTTGAACAAGCCATGCTACGGATAGCACGAAGCACTGAGTCATGGCGCTTTCCAAAGCGCTCGGCCACCTTGAGCGAAGTCGTTACGACCTGGCCACCATTGACCATCACCAAGTCACGGAGGCTGGCCTCGTCAAGATCAATCTCATTCATCTGATCCACTCCGTTCACCTGGAAAAAGGAGCGCAGCCGGGACAGGCGGATGAACGGACACCCGTCATTCGAGAGCGACTCTAGGCTGCGTGTTGGATTGCCTTGCGGCGAAAACGAAAAAGCCCAGCACGGGGCTGGGCTCTGAAATAGGTGCGGGTGGATAGGGGCCACTACCCCGTGCGCATCCTGCGCTCCACCTGCATTGATCGGTTATCGTCCTCGGACAGACTCCAGCATCGATCTCATCTCTTCGATGATCTCTAGGTGCACCGCGTCTGCCACCGCCTCAGCCTCTTCCTCGGAATACAAGAAATCGCTCCTCAGCGTCAGGCCATGCATAACCACAAAACAGGCCTCATGGCCGGCATCGCGTATAGACCAGGGAACCGCGTCCCCCTCGAGCTTCACAACCTTGATATCTGGACTTCTCATATGACCACCCCTCGGCTTCAAGATGGTCATTATCGCAAGGGTGAAGGCCTTGTGGGTCGGTAACCCGTCACTTTGCTTACAGCCCGATGTGGCAGGTGGGACTGCCGTCTACCGAGTTTCGACCTTCGAATGAAAAAGCCCGGCGGGAGGGGCCGGCCGGGCTTCCCGCCTCTGCCGAGGAATAGCCCAGGTGGAAACCACGGCATCGGCGGGGGCCTGATGATGCCGCGCCAAGCCAAGCTGCGCAATAAAAAACCCGGCGCCAGGGCCGGGTTTCGAGTGCGTCACGCTGCGTTCACAGCAATTCACGCTGGTATGAAAACACCCTTAATTCCGCGCGTAAAACTATTTCTTCAAGCGCTCTCGCGGAACCGCTCCAGGGCGCTATCGACCCAGCCCACCGCCAACTTCAGAGTCTCCCTGACCTTCGCCTCGCCGATCTGGTGTTCACGCGCGATGCGCAGGGCCGGCCACTTCGCGCCGTAGTAGAGCCACACGAAATCACCAGCCTGCGGCGCCCTGTCAATGAGTCGAGCAATGACCCGGTCGACGGCCAAGGCCATATCGTCAGTGACGTGGTAGGCCTTGGGGCTCGACATTGGCATGGCTTGGCTCATGATAGCGGCGGCCGGCGATACATACCCGGGAACCCCCATTCCATCCATTCGCCACCACCCCCACTGCTCAAGGAGATACTCAGTATCGCCCAGCAGCTTGTCCACGTAGGTTCGAGTTCTGCTCATGCCGCCCCCGGACCGTTCAGGCCGAACAGATCACGCAGCAGCGTTTCCACCGCTGCGCCCTTTGCGTTGCCGTCCTGCAGCCAGAGCCGGCCGTAGTCGTGAAAGCCCAGCGTGCCGCGGTCGCCGTGCCAGTTGGCGACCATCTGTAAGAGGGCGGACAGTGCCGCAGCACCACCGACCTTGACCTGCGCCAGTTCCTGGCCAGCCACCTTGAGAAACTCCCGCTCCAGCCTGGTCATGACCTTGCGGGGTGCCATCGGTTGTACGTTACTCATCGGGTACCTCGCGCAGAGCTGACGCTCCAGTCGTTCAGGCAAAGCATGGTCAGCGAGCCACCGAAACATGCGCCGGTGTCCAGATAGAACACGTTCCCCAGTCTGGTGAGACTGCTGTGCGGCGTGTGCCCAACCAGAACTGCGGCAACGTCCTCGACAGGAGTGGAGTCCTCGTTCGCCGCCCTGGACCTTGCCCACAGAGCGGCGGTGACGTGCGCTTTCTCTCCGGCCTCCACGCCGGCGCAAAACGCCTGCCAACTCTTCGCCTGGCACTCGGCATGAACGATCCCGACGGCGCCAGCGGCGGTCCCCACCTCGATGGCCAGCGGCAAGTCGTCGAACAACTCGGCGTAGCCCCGCTGCTCTGTCTCCGGCAAGCCAAGCAACCACGCGCCCCCATTGGCGACATGGAGCCAGTCGTCGCCGCCATGCTTGTAAGTATCGACGATCATCTGCTCATGATTCCCCCTGACCGCGTGGAACCAGGGCTGGCTTAGCCATTCTTGGACCAGGTCCGACCCCGGCCCGCGGTCCACCAGGTCACCAACGCTGAACAGCCGATCAACCGCCTTGTCGAAGCCGGCCTGCGCCAGCAACGCGTCCAGCAGATCGAAGCAGCCATGCACATCGCCAACGCAGAAGTCACGCCCAACGGTGTTGCGCTCGAAGCGCTGAACCAGTGTCACTGCATACCCTCCATCTGCTGCCTGGCCTTCTCTGCACAGGCTTGAAACACCTCTACCCCCACGTGCTCACGCAAGGCTTCGATCAGCAACCGATTGGCCAGGTCGTTGTGAGCCCTGCGACTGTCCTTGCGCAGCTTCGCGATATGGTTCTGGAGATGGACCTTGTCTCGGTTCATCCAGCGGAGCGCGGTGCTGGCCCGGCTGAACCAGATTTCGTCAACGTAGCGTCCCGTCGCCTTCTGCTCGGCCTTGGCCGCCTCAATCTGGCTGCGGCAACTGATGCAGGAAGCGCTCAAGCGCTCCATCAACTCTTCGCACGCCTCCAACGTGTTCGGGAGGGTGATCGGGAATTTGTGTTCGGTATTCACGCTGCTTTCCCCTTGCCGTACTGACGGCCCTTGTAGGGTCTGCCCATTTCGACTTCTTCGTCGCTGGGCTGATAGCCGCCAATGATCTCCACGAAACGGTGGTACTGACCCTGGTGCTGAACGTGCGCCACGCCCACCTGCCCATGTCGGTTCTTGTCGACGATCAGTTCGGTAATGCCGGCCCTACCGGCGTCGCTTTCCTGATCCCGGTGGACCAGCACAACCACATCGGCATCGGCCTCGATCTGCCCGGAATCGCGCAGGTCGCTCTTGGTCGGGCGCTTGTTGCCTCGCGCCTTCGGCCCACGGTTGAGCTGCGCCAGCACCACCACGGGTACGCCGAGCTCCTTGGCCAGGCGCTTCAGGCCCTTGCTGATCTCGGTCACCACGTCGTAGCGGCTCGCATTACGCTGCTCGCCCTTGATCAGACCGATGTAGTCGACGGCAACCATCCCCAGGCCGTGCTCGCGCTTCACCGTCCGGCAGATCTGACGGATGTCCCGGAGTGTCAGCGAGGCGTCGTCGCAGAGGATCAGCGGGGCATGGTTGAGCTTGTTCACCGCACCAGCCAGGCCCGGCCAATCGGAATCGGCCATGGAGTGGCCTTCGGCAATGTGCTTGAGCGGAACGCTGCCCACCGATGACAGCACGCGGTTGGCCAACTCGACATCGGTCATCTCCAGGCTGAACACCAGCGCCGGCTCGTTGCACGCCAGCGCCACCCGCTCGGCGAACCCAAGGCCAAGCGTGGTCTTGCCGCTGCCCGGCTCGCCGGCCACAACCACCATATGGCCGGGACAGATACCCGGAATGAAGGCGTCCAACGAGGGCAGGCCGGTGTCGTACCCCAGTTTCACCTCACGGTTGAATCGCCTGTCGATGCCGTCAATGGCTTCGGGCAGCACCTCGCCGATGAAGCGGTACCGGCGCCGGGAGTCGAGCCCCTCGGCCTCGAGGGCAACCCATGCCTGCTGGCCCTGACTCAGAACCTCGTCCAACGGTTCACCATCCTGCAGACGCTGGCTCATGACCTCGGCCGCGGCGATCACCCGGCGCGCCACCGACCGCTGCTTGATGATCCGGGCGTACTCATCGGCGTTCGCGGTGCTTGGGGTGTTCTTCACCAGGTGGTCGGCGACCTGCAGGGTGCTCTGCCCGTCCGCCAGTTGAGCCCGCGCCTCATAGAGGGTCACGATGTCGACCGCGATACCTTTCGCCTGGCAAGCCAGCAGCAGCTCGAACAGTTCCGCGCAAGCGGGGTGATGGAAGTCCGAAACCTCCAGCTTGGCGCCCATGTCCTCGATCAGATCGCCCTTCTGGATCATCGCGCCGATCACCGCATACTCGGCTTCGTGGCTGTAGAGCTTCGACTCTGGCACCTCGTAGCCCATCACCGGGATATCGAGCATCTCGAGGTACCCGGTCATACCGAACCTCGCACGGATTTCCAGCGCAGCAGCACCACCTCGCCGTTGGCGTCGCAGAGCCGATCAATCACGCGATCCCCGATGAATCGCCGGATATCTACCAGGCTCAGGTTGCTGATCAGGATGGTCGGAAGCAGGCGCTCGTAGCGGCCATTGACGACCTGGAACAGTACCTGGCGCTCGAAGTCGGTGCCGTGCTGGGCACCTACCTCGTCGATCACCAACAGGTCCGGAGCGTGCAGGCTCTCGTAGACCTCGGACTCGCTCTTACCCTTCCGCCCAAACGTGTCCTTCACGCCCAGGATCAGGTCGGGTGCGGTGATGTAGCGCGCAGTCGCGCCAGCCAGACCTTCGGTGCGCAGCACCTGCTGGATGATCGCGCAGGCCAGGTGGGTCTTCCCGGTTCCCATGGTGCCCAGCAGCATCAGCGAGCGACCAACCTTCCAGTTCGAGGCGAAGTCGTCTGCGTAAGCCTTGCAGCGAGCCAGGACTGGCGACTGCTGGTCCGGTGCGAAGTCGGTGCGGTAGTTCTCCAGGGTCGCCGGTCGGAAGCGCGGCGGTATCTGGCTCGCCAGCAACGCGGCATTGACCATCCGCGCATCACGCGCAGCCTGAGCCTTGGAGCGAACCTCCGGATCGGATGATTGGCGAGCTTCGAACTCGCAGCGCCAGCATCCCGTCCAGACGAACCCACCGTCGAACTGCTCCTGCTGCTTGCTCTCGAAGCCGCCATGAACGGGGCAGGTCTCGTCCCTGGTTTTCACTTGGTTTTTGGTCATGGTCATGGTCTCGCAATTCGGTAGGTGCCGTCGGCCTGGCGCTCCAGGCCCTCTTCGTGGTTGGTCTGGTCGAGGCCCAGATGGGGCGAAGCAGGAGGAGGTCCAGCGCGCTGCGCGCCGAACGGAGGCCGCTGGTTTCGCACCCAGTTGCGCCAGGTCGCGAACCAGTCGAGCTTCGTCGCGTTCTTCCCGGTTACGGATCGCCAGTGATCACCGAAGCTGTCACCGACCCTGCGCATAGCTGCCTCGCCGAACTCCGGCCGCTCAGTCAGAGCCCAGGTCAGCCAGTCAACAGGCAAGGTCCAGTCTTCCGGTAAGCGGGAACCTCGCTTGGGCTTTTCCGCCGATTGATCATTCCCTGGCTCAGGAGAGTGGCGACGCTGTTGGGGCGCCTGCTCTTGATCTTCTTCAGGATTCAGGTAATCAGGATTCAGAGAATCAGGAATCAGGGCGTTATGGGTTGATGCATCCACAGGTTCCGGCTGCGACTGCTCTGGTGTTTTAACTGTTAAAGCACTGTTATTTGCATCCGCGCATGCGCCAGTTTCCGCATGCACCAACCGTTGCTTACCGGGAACAACCTTCCCCCGCGCGCGCTCGTTCACAGTGAGATAACCGTTACAGTCGGGTAACTCACTGTCCTTTTCAGTGCTATGCGGGGACTGGTGGCGAGTGAAGTTCGGCAGCGAGATCACCGAGAAACCTGTGGCCTGGTAGCGCTCAATAAATCCCTTCCCTTGCAGGTTGGTCAGGCCGATCTCCACGTCATAGCTATCCCCGGGGAACAGTTCGATCTTGATGCGGCGTGGCCGGTCCTCCAGTCGCCCCTCTCGGTCTGCCAAGCACCACAAACCAATGAACAACAAGCGGTCGAATGGCTCTAGGTCGGCCAGATCCTCATTTTTGAAGAACGAGGGTTTGATGTTCCGTGCGCGAGCCATTACTCACCACCCCTAACCAGGTCTGGCAGTTGCCCCCGCTGGACGCCCTTCAGCCTGGCGGCAAGAACGCTCAACGCGAGTGACGCCTCACCCAGTTGGTGATAGGCCTCGTCGAGCTCAGATCGGCTTGCCCCCAGATACGAAAAGGTCTCAAACACCATGGCAACATCCATCCAGCAGCGAAAAGCCAAGGTGTCACTGGACATAGCCTCCAACTGACTGATCGTCGGCGGTTGAACGGGCAGATGAACTACGTTGTTCATATGTCGAGCTCCTCAGTCACACGCCTTACAAAGGCGTCATAGGATTCCGCCATGACTAGCCCCTGCTCTTCGAGACATTCACGGGACGCTTTGGCGTGTCCGTAGAGCACCCAGCGCTCACGCTCAGGCAGGTCGCGGAATTGACGGTAGGACGGCCAGGGCCCGGCGATCACCGCGCGGCCGTTGGGGCTGGGGAGACTTCGCCCGGGGCGAGTCTTGGCGACACTCATGTCTTGCCCTCCCTCTCCAGGCGCGGCACCAAGGTCCGCAGCTTGCACTTGTAGTCAACCACCGCCTCGGCGAACTGAATAAGATGCGACTGCTCGTCGGTTAGCTTGATCATGCTTGTGCTCCAGAAGCGCCGAAGAGGAACGTCAGATTGATGCCGTAAACGGCCAGCCATGCAGCTGCCGGCCATGCCTTGACCTTCCCATAACGCCGGTCAGGAACGTCCTCAGGCTGAATGCCATAGGTCTGGCACCACTTGCGCAGGGGGACGTAAGCATTGATGGGGAATTTCTCGCCAGCAGCGATCTCGACAGCCGTGACAGTGGCGAAACGAGTGCCGTGTCCCAGTTCGTCGTTCAGGCGCTGGACCTGGCGCACTGCCGAGGAAGCCTTGGCCAACGCCTGAGCCTCTCGGCGGCTGCCGATTTGCGCCTTGGTCTTGACAGCGTGGTCGCGCTCGGCGGCGAGCTGCTGGCATTCCTCTGCCAGGTCAGCGGCGAGGCGCAGTGCCTCGGGGAGGGTTTGTGGAATAGCTGGTTGGGCTACCTGTTCTTCGAGCTCATGTAGGCGGCGGATCACTTTGTGCCGCAGAGGGATGCTATAGCCGGTGACCAGGGTTTCGGTCAGCTCGCGGTCGAGGTGGAAATTCTCCGTGTAACCACGGCTGTCCTTGTCCTCCCGGACATGGCCCAAAACTGGACCATCTTTTTCCAGCGCATCAAGCATTTCCCGGATGTCACGGATCACGTGCTTGTGCTGCTTCCCGGTAAGCTCCGTGATCTCGCGGCTGCTCATGGTGACGGGCTGGCCGCCGATGGTGGTCAGGTTAATCATTGGCCACCTCCCCACCCTCCAAGGCAGCACGGACCAGGGCTGTAGCTGTCTCGGCCGCATGAAGCAGTAGAGCTACGCGACTACTAACGCTCGGCTCGTCGAGGATGTCGAGAAGCCCTCCTTGAATCGCGTCAAGCAGGTCGACTGCGCTGTCCAGTGCAAGGTCGGCATCAATGTCGTCCATCACGCACAGGACATTCGTTTTCTGTTCTCCCTTCGAAAGATCAACCGGCCTAGTCGCCCGGAATCTGATACCCAGTGTGGCCCTCATTGCTGAGCCTCCTTCCGCAGAGCCTCGACTGAGGCGTCAACCAGTTCGGCAGCCAACCGAGAGCAAAGCTCGAGAGCGGCTAAATTCATCAGCTCGCCGCGCTCGGTGCACGCTTTAAGCAGATCCGAAACGCTGTGATTGATATTGCTTGCCTGCCTCAGAGCGGCTTCGATAGTCAGCGAAGGGTGGACCTCGAAAAACTCCATGGGAGGCAGCGGAGACACTTTCAACCCGAGCGAGCTCATGCTTCACCGCCTTTGTGTCGCGACACGTTTTCGTAACGTTCGGATTGGGCCGCGACACTGCAGCGGGAAGCAGAAACCAAGCTGGAACTGATGCAACTGAGCAGAGCTAGAGCCTCAAGCTCCGCAATGAAAGTCGAATTTCCATCATCAACGGCAGCGCTCAGCCGAAGTGCAAGTTGATGCACTCCGGACGAAAGGGTCTGAGCGACCTTCAAAGCCTCATCAACTTTCTGCCCCTCCCTGATGCACAAGAGGCTCTCGGCGTCGTCGAGGTTGAAGTAGATACCCCTAGCCATGGTCATCGTGTTCAGGGGTTGCGTGGTGGTGTTTTGCTGTGACATAGTTAATTCGTCCTTCGAAAGACAAATTGATAGCTAGGCAGTCGCTGCAACGACTACCGACCAAAGGCCTCGCGGAAGCGGGGCTTTTTGCTGTATGGGGACAGGACAATCCCTATCCTCCATGCATTTTGAAAAGCGCAACCCCTGGGTCAGGGCGGCTCTAATGAAGGGGCGCGAACGCGCGTATCAGATATTTTCAAGTGCAAGCTCCCATTCACTGGCGATGCTGTGCAGGTCGCCTGCACCCTTCTAGAGATATCCAAAAATCCTGCGTAAACGAAGGCCCTCAAGAGGCCCTCTCGGTGAACGCTATCGCTTGGCCACACTCAGAAGAAATGCGTTCATGGCGGAAAGGTTGGCTATTTCGACCCATGCATCTTGAAGCGTATAGCCGTTCAAGAGCCTTACCTGTTTCGTATATGACCTGACGTCCGCGGAGCGCTCGGTGAATCGTCGGCTGGCTTACTCCGATGGTGATCGCGATCTCACTCTGTGAGAGCCCTTGAGCGATAAGGGCCTCAAGCATGTTTTTGATATCCATACCGCCTCACTTACGCAAATGTATTTTTAAAATACCCTAACGCATACAATGGCGCAATACACTTTCGTAATTCGCTAAGGAGTAGATATGCAAGTCTCTGATCGCCTTAAAGAAATGCTGCGGCTGAAGGAATGGACTCCGGCGGAACTGGCCAGACGCTCGGGGGTGCCACAACCGACAGTGCACCGGATCATCACGGGCGCCTCTAGAAACCCACGAAGAGAAACCATTGATAGCTTGGCAAAGGTCCTTGGCTGTCCCCCTGAACACCTTTGGTCAGGTAAGGCTTCAGATACTCAATCCCCAGCGGAAAGGGAGTTCTACTCTGAACCAGGGCAGATAGGGCGAGTTACAGAATGGGATGACGTGGCTTCAAGCGAAGGTGATGAGGTAACCATTCCCTTCCTCCGCGAGGTTGAGTTAGTAGCAGGCCATGACGGCGCTCACTCAGCGGGCTCCGAGTCGCGTCCAGCTCTTCGCTTTAGCAAAAGCACCCTAAGACGGCATGGAGTCCAGGCACAGGAAGCACTGTGTATTGTCGTGAGGGGAAACAGTATGGAACCAGTCCTCAAGGATGGGAGCACCGTCGCGGTGGCTACTACCGAGAAAGGGGTGATCGATGGCAAGATCTATGCCCTCCTACATGATGGTTTGCTGAGAGTGAAGCTTCTGTACCGCCTTCCTGGTGGCGGGATTAGGCTCCGCAGTTTCAACCGAGACGAGCATCCGGATGAGGAATACACTCCGTCCGAAATGGCAAGCCAGGAACTCTCGATCATCGGAAGGGTGTTCTGGTTCGCGTCATTCATCTAAAAATACATAAGAGTATTTTTCAATAGATTAACCCCCTTACACCATCGTTAGCGTAAGGCGTCTTGAAAAGTGATGTGATCCCCGTCAGACACATGAATGCTAGTAAGGAGGTCTTGCCCGTGAGAGGTAGAGACAACAGTGTACTTAGCGGGCAAGATAGCTGCCAAAAATATCGGAAAGTTGATGAGCTTCGTATTCACATGGTTACCGAAATTTTGATGAGCCCCGAAAAATGCTTCCTCAAGAAGCTATCCAATTAGGAAAGCGCCACCAACAGTTACTATTCAAGCGAAGTAGCGATCCTGACAATACTCAGCACAACTTCTCAGAGCAGAGCATAGTCTATTCAAATCGACGATCCCACTTAATTTCAAGAGGCGAGTCAAACCACCCTGCCTCACATATACGAAACCGTTCGCTAGAATTCCTATCAACTAGGAAAAGTAAGGCCTGCTGCGCCTCGAGATAAGTCCTGAACGGGCCGCAGACACCATATGGGAAACATTCCCCTCCCTCAATCTGAATACAGAAATATAAGACACACTCATCAGCGACAAAGCTCATATCTTCACGTCCGCCTGTAAGAGAAGTATGGGGCACTATTACATATTCCACCATAGACATTCTCAGCATCCATCAAGCAACCTCACCGCGACTTTCGGCAATGCGTGCGTCACACCACGCGTGTATCTCAGCCTCAATCCAAACGACGGACCTTGGCCCTAGGGTTACTTGACCAGGGAAGGATCCAGCCGCTATACGACGGTAAATCTCAGAGCACGAAAGGCCTGTGATTTCTTCTACAACGCGTCGCTTAATAAAACGACTAACAGGTTGGACCCTACTGAGTGTGCTTGCCATCGTCTGCGCCCTCCGGGGCAATACTGGTAACAACGATGACTATGCTAAGCGATGACGCCTCGAGGGGCATTGCAACTGCAAACCCTAGTTTTGCAATTGCAAAATTTAGGATCAATCAGATTGGGGGGCGTTACTTCCGTGCATGTCTAGCGCTTTAGACCTGGCCTCTTTGCTAGCCTCTTTCGCAGCCACTTTGGCAGCCGCAAACGCTGCGTTAACATTTCGTTTACCCGCTCCGTACCAACCTTTAATGGCAATAGCATCCGCGGCACTACCTTGAGTATAGTTAGGACGGTTTCGGTCCAGCAGCAGCTCAAGCAGCCCAGCTATAACCAAGAGATCTGTTGAGTTTGAAACGCTATCCTTTGACGTTTTGACACTTTTGAGAAACGCCGCCACTTCTTTGAGTGGACGCTGTAGATCTGCAAAATCCGCCGCTACTTTCCCAACAGCAGTTGCTGCTGCAGCTTGTGCTGATTCTAACTTTTCTTCCGCGGCCAGACGAGCTATACGTTCGGCACCTCTCGCTTCCCGCTCGGCGTCTAAGTCCGCTTCAGAAAGAGCCAATCGCCCCGAGAGAGTGGCATTCTCTGCCTCGAGTCGTCGAGCTTTACGTTGCCACTCATCAAGCCGCTCGGCTGCACTTCGTTCGCCTTCCTGACGCTGCTGAGCCTGACGCAGCTTGAGATAGCCGGGCTCACTACCGGAAGGAGGAGGTAACTGGCTGTCATGATGAACTTTTGGCGAAGCGTTAACAGCCATAATGGCCGCCTGAGAGTCATTAGCTGGAACGGCAAATCCCGCTACCTGTAAGGCCCGCTCTGTCGCCTCTACAGCCAAGCTATTCATCCACTGGCGCCAGACGGATACAGCAGAAATGGGCGCAATACCGGCCTTTGTGATGATGTTTTGGGGTGGCTTTCCTTGGCTGGCACTATCGAAGTAATCAGCAAGCGCACCAATCGTAACGGTGCCACCGTTGGAAGTAGGAGATATCAGGAGAGTTGAAACAAATGCCTCCTGAATAGGTTGATCGACAGGTGACATCGAGCGAAGCAGGCCGGCCACCTCACCGGCTAACAAGCGCGGGTTGATCGGGTGCTCCTCAGTCCATTCGGTGATAATTCGATCCAGCGGAATGCGCCCGAAACGCGATTGCATCCTGCCCCCTGCTTCATCTGCAAAAGTAATGGATAAATCCACAGTAATGGCCCAATGTTAGCGGCCAATGGTAGCGGAGCAAAGGGGAATCGTCGGGAATGGTTGGGAATACACTTGGACTTCTCGCGAACAGGTCAAGGCATGCCACCGCCGTAGGGGTGGACGTGTATGGCACTGGCCTTCGGAATCTCTTCCCGGACAAGCCAAAGCTGCCTTCCTCTTCTCGGAGGTGTAACCCACTCAACCAGTGCCGGCATGTTTCGTCACAAGGAGGTACGCAATGGAGCCAGAAATCATCCACGTCCCCCAGCTTGCTCAGCTTCTGGGCCGCACAGAATCATCAATCAGAAGCGCAATTCAGTCTCGCCCTGACTGGCTGCCGCCGTTCTTCAAACAGGGCACTAGGGTGTGCTGGAGGCTGGAGACGGTGAGAGAGTTCCTACGCGAATATGAGGCGGGAGAGCATAAGGCTCCGAAGGTCGGCAGGCCACGGCAGGAACCGCCACGACCAGTAGGGACGGAAATGATCCAAGCAGAGGGAGGAGTAATGCCAATCGAGTTTCTATCGCACGAGGAGGTCTGCGAACTGACGGGGGCCAAAACGAAGGCCGGTCAGATCGAGAACCTCCGCAGAAATGGGGTGCGTCACACTATCAAGCAAAACGGCTGGCCGGCAGTAACGGTTTATGCCGTCACGGGCACTCCACAGGTAGAAGAAGCGCGACCGAGGTGGGTGTCGAACAAAGCTTGTTAGGGTGTTCGCAGCCTTGACCAGGAGATAAACCGCTGCCCTACCAGTCAGTTGACGGCAAGCCGGATGATATCACCCTGCTACAATCCCTTCGCTAGGCTACTGGAGAAGGTGATGAAACGGACTATTGCTTTAGCATCGGCGCTGTTCTTGTTCGGTTGCTCTACCGGCCCGGTATGGCAAGCGACTAGCACAACCGATGAATTCACTGACAAAACGACCATGATGGTCACAACTGGCGACTTCTCTACATCCAACTCAGTGATCACCAGGTCAATGCACTACTATCCCGTCGTGCGTAAAGAAGGCGAGGAAATCTATGTAGGGCTCATGTCCGGCGGCCGTTACAAGATACCTGTAGGTACCGTTCAACTCCGAGTCGACCAGAATGAGGCTTGGACCATTACTCCTCAAGAAACCCCGGTCAGCATGATGCCGGAAGCTCCTCAATACTCTATGAATCTCCCTCCTGACCAAGCTGAGATCGTAAAAAATGCTCAAGCACAGGTTATGACCAGCATGGCCCAAGCGATGAGCCCCTATACCGTAACTAGCGGCGACAAGGCTAAGAAGATCCTGAAGCAAATGCTCTCAGGAACTACGCTGAAATACCGAACGGTAGGCATCAATCAGGCAGCCTCGACCACGGGTGAAGTGCTCATCGATCCATCGCTAGCCGAGTCACTAAAGCGAATCGGGATCAGCCCATCCTCGCTGTAGGTCATAGGACAGTACGCGGGTAGTCGTCTTGGAGGACGAGTATGGATAAGAGGAACTGGCTCGAACGGTTAGGCCAAGTCGATGCGAATAGCCGCACTTATGGTACAAAAGTGATGATTCTGCACCTTTCAGCATTGAAGCCAGACACACAGCCCTCTCATGCTCAACGCCACGGCAAATTGTTCACCACTGATGAGGTTAGGCAATGGCTGGATACCACAGATTTCACTGATGGCTGCAGATGCGCCTTCGCTGAGGTGCTCATGGACGAGGGCGGTAATCCACTAGTACCGGCAATCATTGATCGGGCTCGCAGAAACTACGAGGTCATGAAGGCTAAAGGGAAAGGCGGTTGGACAAAGCTCTAAGCTGAAACGAAAGTCCGTTTGGCGGCGGGGTAGGGCGGTCGTCAGCTCAGTGCGGAGCCGGGAGGGAAGGGCAGGAGCGAAAAGGCCGCGCCGGGGAAGGCTCCGACGCGGCCTAGTCCTTTCGGTGTTGTGCCTTCAAGGACGCCTGAATGTATCAAATGTGCGGATGATGTGAAAAGGCCTCGGAATCGAGGCGCGTCCCGTGCCTGACTGCTGCCTTCCCAGGACGGTGGAGGGCATCTGTCAAAGGCGGGCGGGGACGAAAAGCCCCGCTTATGCGGGGCTTTGGGCTTCTAGGCTGAGTCTAGTACTTCTTGCACTGGAAGGACGATTGCATCCTTCTGCTCTTGGGTTGCGATGCTATTGGCCCAAACAGAACAGATGGCTTGCCAGAGAATATCCCCACCAATAACCAGCCGATCCGCAGCGTCGTACACCCAGAGGTGGTGGTCGCCCAAGTCCATCGATCTATTCAGTGCATCAATTGTTTCAGAGGAGTTTCGACCAATTCGGGAAGAGACTCCTTCCCAGTGCCTCTGCTGAAGATCTCTGAAAATGAACTGTTCGGGGGCGTCTTCTCCAGGAAGCAAATGACATCCCTGCGCTGGAGCCTGATCCGCATCGAGGAACACAATCGAAGGGCGCGGGAAACGATTCTGATGAGCCATTTGCCCTAGCGCATTCCCCACTGAGGCGCTCCCATAAGGGATAATTTTCACTCGAGACAATGTGTCTCTTGCGACAGATGCCAGAACCTCTGAAACAAGCGTCGAGGCTCGCGGATCCTCAACATAGACATCACATTCTGGGTGCTGCTCTTCATCCATCCTGGTCATCGCGAACTCGGGGCTCACGCCAGTCACCACGGTTTTCCCATCAGCGCCGTCCATCAAATAGACGCGAGCTTCTGGGGGAAGTTCGGAGAGGATGTACGGAGAATGCGTCGTCAGGATGATTTGAAGCTCCTTTTCCCTCGCGATGTGGCAAAGATCTCTGATTAAGCGACGCTGGGCTCGCGGATGCAGCGATGTTTCAATTTCATCGATAAGTACTATCCCGTACCTTCTGTAATCGGACGCTAGCAACTCCGCAGCGGCGATTTCTCCAACACCTTGATGGAATCCAGAATAGCGAGCCCCATTTGCCTCCAGAACTGGAATCTGGCGGCGCGCATCCGCGGAGGTAACTGATATACCTGCATTCGCATACTGCTTCCCAACGATCTGCGTCAGACGTAATAGCTTGGCTTGATCGAATGGGACGTGAGCGCCTTCAGATACGCCGGCCTTCAGCAGCTTTGAATAACCCACACGAGCTGAAACAGGTTGAATTCGGCTAAGGTCGATGTACTCCACAGGTCTAACAGGGCGTTCAGGGTTTCCGCGCCATCTGTCGGTCGGCTTTCTCACTGTTTTTACCTGGGAGTTTTGCCCTTCTCGATAGGAGAAGCGTATGACAGCAGAGGTAATTCTCTCGAAGGGTGTGTCTGGGAAAAAGTCTGACGCATAAAGGTCGTTGTCGGACCGATAGACAGCTGCCGAAGCCTGCAAAACCGTGCTCTTCCCAGAACCGTTTTCTCCGACTAAGGCAACTACCGGGAAGCCAAAATCAACACGCTGCCCAGACCATCCACGGATACCGGTAAGCTCGATCCATTCGAGTCGCTTTGGCCAGCTTGTGCCAGTTCGCCATTTGTTCTGCAGAAGCCGTGCTTCGCGAGAAAGAGCCAT